AAAGTTTCTTACCGATATACTTTTTGTTGTTCTCTAGGTTTGTTATCAGATATACGAATCCGTAACTATCTCCAATTTGGTCTTCTGTGAAATCAGTATCATTATATTGCCAGTTTATTCCCATTTTAGGTCATCTTCATCTAAGTCATCATCCTCTATATATTCTTCGGATAATTCTTCGATTGGATCACCACAGAAAGGGCAATATTCTGGCAATTGTTGTGAGACTAATTGTTCAACGTATTCAACAGCATAGGTTGATTCACATTCTAAACATTCTCCAGAAACTACTTTGTTTGTCATTTTTATTCTTCTTATTATAGTTTAACAAATTATTTGGCCCAAACATCGGACCAATCCCCAGATAAAGCACCTTTAGCATAATCAGTTGCACGATTCTCAAAGAAGTTCGTGTGTGTAGGTGCATTAATCATTTCTTCAACCCATGGTAGTGGATTCTTTTTGACCTTAAAGATACCTTTGAGTGACAGAGAAATCAATCTACGGTCAGCAATGTAACGGATGTATTTCTTAACATCTTCAGCACTCAAACCTTCCATTTCACCCATTGCAAAGGCTAGGTCAATAAACTTATCTTCTAGTTCAACCATCTTTTCAGCAATAGTGTAAATGCGTGACTTCAATTCATCATTCCAGATTTCTGGATTTTCTTGAATGTAAGTACGGAACAATTTAATCATGTTCTCTGCGTGTTGTGTTTCATCAACAATAGACCATGTAACAATTTGTCCCATGCCTTTCATTTTACCATGACGAGGAAAGTTCAACAACATAATGAAAGAGGAGAACAACTGCATCCCTTCAGTAAAAGCACTGAACACGGCGATATGGGTTGCAGTATTCTCTTTGGTTGTATTTTGCTTTGAAATGTCCAACACATAGTCGTGTTTCTCTCTCATTTCAGCATACTCTAAGAATTCATTGTATGTTGTTTCAGGTAAACCAAGAGTTTCAATCAAGTGTGAATATGCGGCAACGTGTAATGCCTCACGAGCAGCAAAACCCAACAACATCATTCTCATTTCTGGTTGTGGAAAGTACGGCAGGTAATTCTTAACATAACCACCAGCAACGTCAATATCACCTTGTGTGAAGAAACGGAAAATATGTGTTAGAAAATTCTTTTCACTTGCCGTTAATTTCTTCTTCCAATCTTTCACATCTTCCATCATTGGCACTTCTGTGTGAAGCCAATGTGATTGTTCATGTTTCAACCATGCATCATATGCCCAAGCATAGTTGAAAGGTTTAAAGTAACTACGTTCCGATGTTACATCATTCTGCGCTTTCTTAATCATACTTCTGCCCATTCTTTTAGTAGTTTTGGTGTTTTGACTCCGACATTTCGTTTCACTTCAATGTTTTCATCTAACATTACTAAAGTGGGAACAGAACGAATACCATATTGATTTGCAATGTCTTCATTTACATCAATATCAATAACCTCAATGGGAAGGTTTAGTTCTGCTCTTTCCAGATTTGCGGCCAATGTTTTGCATGGTTGGCACCATGATGCAGTAAATCTCAAAATTCTTTTCATATTATCCCTCACATGCGATACAGTCATTACCTTGTGCAATTTGTGTCATGTCAATTTCTTTGATGACTTGACGTTCAATCTTCTTGGAAACCTTGTCAGCTTTACCAATCTTTTCAGAACGGCAGTAGTACAAAGTCTTCAATCCTTTTTTCCATGCCATAAAATGAATAGCATGAACGTATTTAATATTGGCATCTGGACGGAAGAACAGATTCAATGATTGTGCTTGGTCAATGTGTAATTGTCTATCCGCTGCCAAGTCAATCACCCAACGTTGGTCAATTTCCATAGATGTTTTGAATACTGCCTTTTGGTCATCAGACAAAATATCTAGGTGTTGAACCGAACCATCATTAGCAATAATAGAAGACCATACTTCATTGTATTTGTCGGTGTCGGTAATCAACTCTTTAAGAATTTTATCCAACCAACGATTCTTATTCAAAAAAGAGCCCGATAAAGTATCTTGACGATATGCATTAGCACGATAAGGCTCAATACTAGGGGAGGTATTACCCATAATAATAGAAGAAGAAGCATTGGGGGCAATAGCCATAACATGACTAAAGCGGCGGCCAGTACCCTTAGCATCAGGTGCTTCACCACGTTCAGAACCGAGCGCAAGGTTTGCATTGTCTAGTCCTTCTCTAATACTTTTGAAGATTCTATTGTTAGCAACTTTTGCCATCACACCTTCAAATGCGATTCCGTTCTTTTGTAGATATGCGTGGAAACCGAGGGCACCAACACCAATAGAGCGTTCCAACATAGCAGAATGTCTTGCTCTTTGTACGACACTAGGAGCATTATAAATGAAATACTGTAGAACGTTATCAAGCATCTCAGCAACGTCCCTAAGAAAAAGCGGCTCATTCTTCCAATCATCATAAGTCTCCAAGTTCAAACTAGATAAGCAACATACGGCAGTACGCTCTTTGCTTGTTGGTAAAATGATTTCAGAACACAAGTTTGATTGGTGTACTTTCAAACCTTTATCTTTCAACCATTCTGGCAATTCACGGTTACTTGTATCAATGTAATGAATGTATGGTTCACCTGTGTGCATACGCAGTTCTAGAATCTGTTGCCACAAACTTCTTGCAGAAACGGTTTCACGAATCTCTTTTGAGTATGGATCAATTAAGTTCCATGAATCGTCTGCATTAGGATCCAACATACACTTTTCAATGATTTGCATGAAGTCATCGGTGATGTTGATTCCATGGTGTAAGTTCAAGCAACGCACATTTGGGTCGCCTGTTGGCTTACGCATCTCTAGGAAAGGAATGATGTCAGGATGAGTAATATCAAGATAAGCGGCGTAAGAGCCACGGCGAGTGCGACCTTGACGATACGCCAAAGAAGAAGCATCATATATTTTAAGATGCGGCATAACGCCTGTAGACTTATCATCGGCAGACCTAATACCAAAACCAATACCAACACCGCCGCCGAACATAGAAAGCCAGTTAGTTTCTGATAGGTTATCAACTAAACCCTCCGCTGTGTCATTAATATAATTTAGAAAACATGAAATAGGTAGGCCTTTTTTAGAACGACCGAATGATAAGATTGGTGTTGAATATGACAACCAATGTTTAGATGAATAATCGTATAGTCTCTGTGCATGTTCTGGATTGGATCCAAAAGATGCTGATACAAATGCAAATCGTTCTTGAGGTGATTTTTCTTCCTCACGCATGTACGATTCTTTTAATCGTTTAATTCCTAATTCATCAAATAGCTTATCACGTTCCAGGTCTATCTTAATGCCCATGTATTCCATATTATTCCTTATTGTTCTACGAATTCTTTAATCATTGGAAAAACAGGTTCAATTACCAAGGCACAAGCCAAGGCAATTTCCTGATGTTCTTTTTGTGTGCCATTTGCGCTTCGGAGTTGTATATAGTGAACCCAAGAACGCAAGGTTCCTGCCATATACATGCGTGATTTTGTCATACCTTCTGGCAAAACGGCACGAGCCTGTTCTTTAGCAATTCCATTGTCCAAAGCCCATTTATAAGCATCTTCAACTTCATCCATAATTTGGTTTTGACGTTGACGCCATGTCTCAATCAATGTTGCGTTATCGGTTTCAATACTGTTCTGACGATTCTTGGTATCTTGCAATCGTGCTTCCCGTGTTTCAAATCCAAGTTGTGAAGCATCAGCATAACGCTGGCTAAACTCTTGGAAAGAGAATGAACGGTGACGTAAAATTTGCCGTGCAATGTCTCGTGTAGTTTCAATCTCCAATGTCAAGGAAACCATCTCCAATGGCGACCAGTGTTGGTTGTTAATCAAGTAACGCACCAACTTTTCGGATGTATCCGAGTTGTTTTGGTTGGCTGGATTAGACACTCTTGCCGCATAAGCAATCTGGTCTAACAAATTCTTCCCATCAGCACCTTGGGAATACGAAATCAACTTTACATTCATATTACACTTTCTTCCAGTTTACAAATTCCATCTTTGCACGTAGGTTCACAAACGTGTTTTGCTCCATTATATCATGTAATTCTTCAATGTCAAATCCTGTCAAAATCATGTCATTAACATCTTTGTCTGTAATCATAGGAGGCCAGATTACTACATTGAAGTGGTTGTCAATTGCTTTCTCCATCAACTTGACAATTTCTTTATTTCTTGGTTCGTTATCATAGACAAGTACCAGTTTTGATTTGTCCAAGTATTCTGCGGCTCCTTCCAAGGAAGAACTGGCAACGGCAACAGAATTTTTAATAAACATAGAATCAATAGGACCCTCAAAAACAAAAATCTTCTCCTCTTGATTGACACGGTCGATACCGAACATGCGTGGACCTTCGTCCGTTAGTTTAATTGTGATGTATCGTATCTTTGATTCACCCAGTGCACGACCTTGGAATCCAGTGATGTTTCCTTCTTTATCGTGAAACGGAATAACAAGTCGTTTATCACCAGCAATGATATCTTTATCTACACCAAATGAATCTACTAATGCCTTGAAATCTTCTGCATAATATAAATTACTATACATTGAAGTGGGAATCACACGGTTGATTACATATTGTTTTGCAAAGTGGTCATCAGGCAATTCTGATATCTTTGGTAAATCTAGACTTTTCTTGAAAGTTGGTTTAACCGTCAACTCAGAGAATGTGGGTTCTGGTGAATTTGTGTTGGCTGATGCCTTGTATAGTTCCAGTGAATACTGTTCTAGTAGGTTGGTGTCAACCTGTTTGAGAAAGTTATAGAAAGATGTGGATGCACCACAGTTGTGACACATGTAGAAGTAGTTGTTACCTTTTCGGTAAACATAACCACGACACTTTGATTTATTTTTTTGAGAATCTCCACACAGTGGGCACCGGAAATTATAAAGGTCTTCTTTCTTTTTAGAAAACCTCAGTAATTTTGGCGACACTTGGAGGAGGAAACTACGGTCAATGTATACGCTCATAATGTAAAAAAGAGAAAATTATCCGAACAGACTTCTCAGTGTATCAGGTTTGACATGAGAAATCAACCATGATAAAGCAAGTATACCACCTGCAACCATCCACTTCCATTGCAAAAGCTTGTCTAAGGATTCTTTTTCTTTTGTATTGTGTTCTTGCATTTCTTTACGGAGTAACTTAATTTCATCCAATAAAGTTTTTTCGGTATCTTGAACTTTGTCCAAGACTGCATCTATACGGCCATGCAATTCATTGATATCGCCGTTCGTTTCAAGTCTTCTCTTGTCCATATCATCGTATACCTTTGCAATGTGACGGTCGTGCTGATCCACAAGTTTTTCTATAACCTTGTCCATCTTATTACACAGTTCTGTTATGGTTGATACTTGAGACTTTAGTACTCCGACATCAACATGAATTGAATCTTCAGCCATTATTTTTTGTCAGGAATTTTGGTACCATCTAATTTTTTGTGGATGGTAATTGTTTTGCAGACTTCTTTTTCTTTTTGTGTCTTAGCGTCTTTGGTGGTTTCGCAAACCTTTTTGGTTTCAGCTTGAACTGCACCAACTGCCATTAGAGATAAAGAAAGGGCTAGAATAATTGATTTCATTTTGGTTCCTTAGATTTCAGGTTGTGGAGCTGGAGGGGGAGCAAGCTTACCACCAAAACCTACCACTACATCTGAAGACGGAACACCGGCATTATCTGCTGAAACTGGTGCTGTTGGCAAGGGGGTAACTGGTATAATTGGTTTTGGTACTGGCGCAGATACTGGAGGTGTTGCAAACACAGGTTGTGGTACGGGTGCTGCAACTGGCGCTGGCGAGACTGGTGTTGGTCTGTTTGCTGCATCTAATGCCTTTGCTTTTAAATCTTTGTCATTACCTGCCAACATAATACCTGACAATGTGCCTGTCAAGAAAGTGGCAATTGGTATAATCATTTCAAAGAACTTCTGGTCAATAGGACTGATAGCGTTTAACGGCTGTGTAATAAAGATGATAGAATAAAGCACAACGAAAACGATACCTGTCAAAGTCAATGCTAGACAGATACCGATGAAGAACTTCAGACGAGCCATTAGCTGGTCTTCAGTGTATAAGAATTGTTCGTTATTTTCCACAGTTAACTCCTTGCGGCGGTTTTCCTGCCGTTGGTGTTTGATTGACTGGCGCACTTGGTTCAGGTGCTGGCGGACCCAATCTTGGATCACGCTGGCCCTTGAAGATATGTTCCGGACAAGTCCTTGTGACATCACATATAGGCGGTTTACATTCCTCTTTATCCCAGTTCTTAGGATCCTGACAAGGGTAACGAAACTTATCACCCCCACACATAGCAAGAGTAAGTGGTAATATGAGTAAGATTGCTGCATATGCGAATAATTTTCTATCATGCATGTTACGCTCCTAGTACAGACATAACATGGTTATAATGTTTAATGCGGTCATCAAGACCAATAGTGCCACCATTGATACGTTTGGTCAAGGTTAACATATCATTCTTGTCGGCCCATTGGTTCAAATTATTGGTTTCCCAGAACCAACATGCTGATTGTGCAGCACCTTCAAATGTTTGCATATACTCTGCTGCTTCTTCTGGTGTTATACCAATACTTGCAGCAAACCAGAAATAGTTGTCTTTGCCTGTAGTCTGAATTAGACCACGACCACAGTAGCGGTAACCGTCACCAGACGCTTCATCTCCATTACCCATACGATTGGCGTAAACACGATTTGCAATTGCTTCCTGCTTGTTTGGTTTGCTTGCGTATTCGTTTGCAATATCGTCTGTCGGGAAATACTTCGGAAAAATCTTGCGTAGAGTTGGCGCTTTGTAATTTAGATTTTCTTTCAATGCGGTAAATTCAGCAGACTCATGGGCACACTGAGCCAAGAACGCAGCAATACGTTGCGGTGTATCAATTTGATAATCCGGCAATAATTGTTCTAAAGCAGAGTACCAATGGTCAATATATGGATTCTTTGGTAGAATCTGCTTCAACTGCGGCTTAGTTAAAATCATAGTGCTCCAGCAATTTGCACAATACCCATCAAAACGGCACGTGCTTCTTCATCGGTTGCCAATTCTGCTGCGGTTTGTTCGATGTGTTTGACCAATTGTAGGTCTTCGACCAATTCTTTGAATTCGGATGCAGATAGAGAACCAGCATTATATTGTGCTTGATAATCTTGTGCCAATGCAGTTATGTCTTGTAATGTACTCATCTTGGTTTACTCCCAACTACTTGTTGAATTTCTTCTGCGGACTTGCTGATACTATTTAGTTTTAATTTACAATAGGTGGCACTAGGATTTTCTCTCTTGTAAAGTTCTTCTACAATTTTATTCAAATCTGTGGCCATACTATTTGTTTTGTCGTTGTATGGAATATATTGTGTATAGTTTTTGAACAATTGACTGTCCAAATACATTGCATTCAGGTTCTCTTTGGAACAGTCTCCACTGATTGCTCTGGTTCGGATAGACACAGTGTAACCATATTCATTACTGTCGAATGGTTGCATTCCTACGATGCCCATGATACTGGAACAACCAGTCAAAGCAAGTGCACCGATTAAAATTAATTTTTTCATGGATTCAACTCCTTCTGTTTAGTTACCCATTCTTGCAATGACTTCAATTGCTCTGCGACTTTATGGTAGAGTTCGTAGTTGTCGGTGATTGTGTGTTCGACTTGAGAGAGTGCAATTCCGGAGGAGGTTCCATCAATTCCGTTGGCAGGTCCGGGAACGGTATTTTGAGCGGCGCTGTCGTGCACCCGTACAAAAGACTCAGGAACATCACACATATGGTCATCTTTAGTATTGATTTCTGCTGCAATTTTATCATGTACTACCTCAATTTCTTTTTGTTTTTCAATGAACTTCTGTACAACAACCTTAGTTATGACTTTCTGTTCCGTAACTATCTTTTCAACTTCATGTTTACCTTCAATTAGAATGTCTTGTCGGCCTTGCAACCAAAAACCAAGACCAACCAATATGAAGCATAAAATTGTAATGACAAATCTATATAACAAAGGTATCAATTTGTTAAAAATATGTGACAATAAAAAAAGGGCAATGCCGCTTGCAGCAATTGCCCATGGTACCCATGTTGGTAGTAATCCTAATGCATAGTTTATAACATACTCAGGAGAGAACATATCAAACATTTCATATCCTTAAATCTTTGGTGGTTTTCTTGAACCCATTCCCATCATTACGGGGTTATGTGCTTTTTTCTTTTTCTTCAAGTAAACACCAGGTTCACCCGATTTACTACCAGGAGGTTGACCCATACCTGCAACTTGGCCACCGCCGGCAGTATTTGTTGGACCTGATGCAACTGCACCGGCAGCACCAGCATCTTCTTGGAACTGGTCTTTCATTTTTCTTCCAGTTACTGGATGATGATAATGTCCATTTGTTGTGTCAAACACATCATGTAAAGTGTGTGTCGTTGGAACAACACTTTTACATTTTTCTATTGCATGTTTTGCATTTTTAGCCATAACAGAACCGTGGGTCATTTTTCCCGATTTGTTATGGCTATAACCGATTTCAAATTCTTTTTCGGCTTCTTCAGTGATGAACGATTTAAAGGATAACATTAGCAATTCCATTTTCTTAGTGCTAGTGCTTTGCGAGTTGGTTTGCCGTCCTTTTTCATAGGACCTTTCATACCACCCATTCTAGCACAAAAGGATTTACGGCGATTTGCTGCCTTAGAACCTTTTTTCAATTTTGATGGTGGTGTTGTTACTGCCATCTTTAGTTTTGAACCTGGATTCTCTCTACGATAAGATGCAACACCTTTACGGTTCAAACCACCTTTAGGGTCTTTACCTTCTTTGCGTCTCCATGCAGCAGACTCATACAATTCTTCGTCCGATACATCTTCTAGGTCTTCCCAAATAACTTCAGGATCAATGTTGTGAGTTTCTGCAATCTCCATCACAAGTTCTTCAACAATATCAAACATTGATTCAACTTCTTCCGCCACACCTTGCTCGTCACCTTTGTTAATCAAATCAATGTTACCAAACTGACGAAGATGTTTTATTGTGTTATTAAGATGGTGGTAATAATCTGGATCGTCTTTACTTACACCATTTTGTGCTAATAATTTTTCAGCATGACGATGTGTTGGCATTTCTTTCTTCAATAGTTCTGGAGCGCCTTCCGCCACACCTTGCTCTTTAATGTTTAGTTGCTTTTTAGTGTATGCCACTGAGTTATCCAATGCGGCTAAACCTTTTTCTTCTGAGTTCTTGCTCAACCCAGTATCATAAAGTTTATCACCGTTATGGATACGAACCTGCCAACCCATTCCAGTATTGACCAAATCGTGTCTAAAGTTTCCTACCTTGACTGACTTGACTACATTCTTTCCCGAGCCTTCCGCCACAACTTCTTCTTTGAGTTCACTACGCATATAATTGGCGACTGTCATAATGTAGTCTTCTGCCAATGTAATTTTAGACTCAACCCATTCAGGCAAGTCGGTGTTGTCACCAAGCATCTCACACAATTCTTCTGCATTGTGCATGATTGTTCTTAGTTGGTTAACGGCCATATGTGGATCAGAATATTCGTGGTCTTTGGCTTCAGTAACTTCTTCAGGTACACAATTAGGAACTTTACGGCCACCCTTCATTTTCATGCCAACGGCAGTGTAACCGGTCCAACATGCATCTTTAAGGCCACCTGTTGGCTTTTTAACTTTTTCTCTTAGTTGTTTAAAGTTTTTCATATTTTCCTCAGTATGTCTGCTACTTTCATGTCCACTGGAATTATGTCCGTTCTTATATTCTTGCCTCTAATGCCGACAACCACTTCTGGTAATATATTTAGATACAGTAAGAAGGTCTTGAGTACATCATAGTCCTTCTCATCAATTCTAAAAAACAATATCCTTGCGGTCGCTTCAACACCAAATACATTGTTTAGTAATATAATGTGATTAAGTATTAATCTCTCTTTGAGATTCTTAGTTATCTTATATCTACGAAGGAGCCTTTTAAGATACTTTGTTCTTTTCAAGTCTCCTTCAAATTCAGACATAAGACAGCTAGTGGATGTGTAACACTTAACCGCATACATCACAAAATTATCTTCATTCAAATCATCAAACATAATGTTGGGGCAAAAGCCCCATCCTTATTATAGACCAGTGAATGGTTGTCCCCAGCTTGTATTAGCTGAGTTGGTATTTGCGGCAGTTGGACTAGCCAAAGCAACCAATGTTTCGCTGATATAACGAACTGTTCCATCATTGTTGGTTTTCTTTTGAATGTGAACCCAACCTGGATAACTGCTTCCGATATTAACAGTGTTATTTGCTAGACGAGTTGGTGTAACCAAAATTGTGTCTGAACCATATGTTTTAGTTACTGTTTTGTTTGTGTTATAAGCAACAGCTTTATCAAATTCAACACCAAAACCAGAACTTACTGTATTGAATAGTGCAGTACCTAGCGTAATTGTGTTGCCGCTTGTAGAAGCAACAGTTGTGTTTGATGCAAAGAAACCAGGAATACCATTACCTGCTTGACCACCTTTGTTATCACCAAAGCCGTTTGACCAGAAATAGACATATTGACCTGCTGTGATACCAATGTTTGCGACATTGTTTAGACCACCATCATAATAAGAAACTGTAATAACATTATTACCTGCGGTATTACCGGTAGTAATAGTAAGTTGAACGTTTTCTCTGGTGCTTCTAACAACATCCATTTTTGCTTTGCCTTGGTTGCTGAATGCGTCTGTATTTTTCCATGCTGACATGTTTATATCTCCTTGAAGGGTAATCTACCTATTTATTGAATTGATTTTTTGCCTGTATTTGTGGCAATATAGTCTGGTTGTTTGCCACGATTCTTCATCATTGGATCAATTTCAATCGTGTCTCGTTTCTCTCCAGTAAGAGTTGTTCCACCTTTTAGAACCATGCGAGCATTGGTTCCCTTTTCATTGTCATCATTAACCTCTTGTTTTTTAATGACTTTTGGTGGTTTAACATTTGTACCAGGACCCTTGTCATCTTTTTCATGGTC